GTGCAGTCCTTTATGGACTGTACAGCAGTGATCGAAGTAGTAGTTGTGTTGACTTTATTTGAGTCTTTTAGACTCACTTGAAGATAATACATTAAAATTCTGATTGAGGGTTGTTTTAGACTCTCTTTTAGTATAATTCTATTAGATTAACTGCAAGTAGTTATTTACTAGGTAAAATTTAGGAATGTGTTTCAAAACCTTTAACATTCTAACCATTTCATGGGAGCTTTTACAGCATTTGGCTCCGAAATTAAATGCAACATCCCGTTTGCTTTTAGGGAATCACATTTATGTGATGAGAAAAGCGCCGTATGTCCTTCGTAATTTTAAGAACGATCCGGCCACTCATAAGAATATCAAGATTAATAGTTTCGTTTAAAACGTGTAATACTATTTGAGATTTCTGTTTGAGTATGAGCAAACAATCCCCCTTGTATTGTATTTGTATAATATTCATTTCATGTTCACGGTATATATTTAAAAGTAAAAAGTATAAAATTTAAAAAACCCCATAAAAATTGTATTAATAGTGTGAGGAGGAATGTCATCTGCCTATAGATAAAAACAATCGCCTTTGAGCGTATGCATATTTCTTAAAAACTGTAGGTAAAATTTTGGACCCTGAACGAACTCAGAATAAGCTAGAAGTAGTAGTGCACTTTGTGTACGAAATGTCTTTCGATAAAAGAAGACAGGCCGCATGATAGGGCCTAATGTAGATTTGGAAGTCTATGTCGTTAAGGATGGAAGTCTATCGTGTTTCGGTAGATGGATTTTAAAATCAAGAAGCTGTTCGCCTTGATCTCAGAGTGATGACTGAGTTTGAGAACACTACATGGTCACAGTAGTTGTGTGACACTTTTGGACCTGATTGGACACATCCACCCCGTGAAGAGGTCAAGATTCACAACCCCCCGCTTTCCCGTTGCGCTCCTAACCCGTTCCCAACAACCTTTCCCCAGCAATCATGAAATTTTTAAGTTCCTATAAGATCAAACCCAGAGATTAACAGTTCTCTTTTAATTTTCCAAGATGTCGTCGTTTAATTTCTTTAACAACTTTTGTCGGGCAGCCTTTGCTGCATTTGCTGAAAAATACCCCAAATGGGTGGAGTTCGCTTCGCCTATTGTGCCTTTCTTGATTTCTGTGTCTTTATGGAGCATCGTACTATTTCCTGTTGTTTGTTATTCTGCAGTACGTTTTCATCAGAATCCATTTCTCATTAGGAGATTCAAAGCTTTATTTCGTCTTTACATATTGTGTTTTGTTTTCGTGTTTTTATTTGGATTTATTCCTTCATTTACATTTTGGATTTGTTTTATTATTAGCTTTGAATGGAGTGCAGAAGATGGTGTGATACAGGATAGATATTGGGAATTAAGATTTGCGTATCCACGATTCTTTTCGATTTTTGGTCTTCGAGATCCGAACCGACGTCGAGAAGAGGAATCCTGGGTACCTCGTCCAGAAACAGTTGCGGAATATGATTTTTCAGATGGAGTGCGTTTTCTACGTCGATTGTATGCGCCTGGAGATGTTTTTGGATATGCTTTTAGATTTCATCGAGAGCGACCCGAAGCGGTTCAGGCGATTGTGGAATATATACACCATTTGAATCCAAATTTCATTGTCGATCCTTTTCCTATGCGCAACAGGCCAATTTATGAGGCTTTTATGCGTACTTTTTGGGACATAAACTTTCGATTTGATTTTACATACCACGCGCATGTTGTTCCAGATTTCCACAATATGGTACCGAATCACGTACCCGATCGATATTTGAGAGATGTCATTTACATTTCGAGAAAGGAAATTTGTATTGAGGAATTGAAAGTACGTATGAGAAATTCCAATATTTTCCGTCTGGTATGTGATTTTGTGGATAGAATTCCTTATCCTCGTCCACTTGTTCGTTATTATGGTGATGATCCTCTCGATCCTCCTGATGACGATGATGATGATGATGGACATGGTGATGATCGTCCCCTTTCTGAAAGTGACCATAGATACATTGAGTACTGGAATAATGTCAGATATGATCCCGATGATGACTCTGATTCAGGTAGCATGCCAGAGTTAGTGGATGGACCTCAAGAGCAACTGGAAGAAATTGACATTGGTGATGATTCCACAACTCTTTCGGAGATGGTTCGCCAACTAGAAGAAGCTGAGCGTGAATTTGATGAATGGGACATGAATGCAGAATTGGACAATGATCACATTGATGAAGATGATGATGAAGAAGAAGATGATCCCATGGAGACGGATCCACGTTTTGGTATCACAGATGAATTTGGTATTTGTTCTTATATTCGCAGATTCCTTACGTGGATGGATTACCCTCCCCTTGCGGCTTTTGTATCTTTGGCTGTCCGGTCTAGGGTCGATCTTTTTCCCGATGTCTATGCCCAAGATATTTTGCGGATTATGATGCAGAAGGAACTTGTTGAAAGAGTTCGTATCAGTCGATTGCACAAGCTTGTTCATTTTTGCGTTCCTAATATCATGATTTCCCCACAGTCCAAACCGATTCTAACTGAAAAAGAGGCCAACACTGCCAAATTTGAGAAGAATCGACAAGGACGGAAAAACCATCGTGAACGTCGTCGTATGGTAGCCAAGGCTGCCAAGAAGATTGCCAAGGAGATTCAGGCACATAAGAAGCAAAATGTGCCCCATGTTGCTGGTGACACCACTTTTGATGCTCTCACAAGTATTTCGAGCATTGTGAGTATGCTCAAATCTCCTGACACAGATGATATCATGATGCATGCAGAACGTTTGTACATTTTGATCTCTGACTTGTCGAATGCAAAAACCTTTCATCGTTTTTTGGTTGCTGTAGTGAGTTACATGGGAAAGTACAAGAAAGGGAGTGTCTTGTGTACTATTACGACAATCCTTTCTCATCTCTTGCAAGATAGCGACTTTTCTATTAATGAAAATGATGAATGCGTGATTGAGCCACATGCTTTGACTGGTCAAGAAGTTTTGGATGGATGGGAAATGTTGAAAGGTAATGCGATATTTGGTAAAATTTCGTATTTGCTGTGCATTGGCATGTCTTTTTCAATTTGCCAGACGAAGGAGATTGATTGGAAGATTGGCGATGTCGAGATTTTGCGTCTTGAGGCTTCAAATGAAACAAAGAAAGCCACTGATGTAATTGATGCCGTGATTCATGTGTTCAATTGGTTGTCCCAGACTGGTTACCAATGTATTCAAGAAAAGTCTCTCAAACCCATTTTGTATAGTGATCAACGAATGAAGAAGTATTATGAGGATGTCGCTTATTTGCTCGCCTATGCGGATACTGCTAAGGCTGGAAATCTTGAGAGCAATGAGTATGATAAATATTTGCGGATTCTAAAGGAAGCGTTGATAACAACTTCTAAAATGCAAGCTCTTGCTCCAAAGTCCATGAAAGAAGTGATACAAAGGAAATACATTTCACTAATTGCGGTTCAACAAGATTTGGTTGCCAAGGAGAAGAACACACAATATCGTTTTGCTCCACTTGGTATTTCCATCAGTGGAGAATCAAGCATTGGGAAGTCAAACTTGGGCGAAATTACCATGAAAACTGCTCTTAGTGCAATGGAGTTCAGCACAAGCAAGACTGGTATTATCACTTTGAATGAAGCGGATCGATATGACAGCACGTATACCACAGATGTAGTTGGTGTACACATTGATGATGCAGCAAATGTGAAGCCTGATTTCGTTGAACAGGCTCCATCTCGGAAGTATTTGACAATGTTCAATAACGTTGCAGCTCAAGCTGTTAAGGCAGAGTTGAATGAGAAAGGATGTGTTTTCATTAACTTCAAATGTGGTGTGATTACAACAAACGTGAAAGATTTGGATGCTCGGAAATATAGCAATTATCCAGTAGCTGTTTTACGTCGTTTTTTCCATGTTTCTGCGAGTGTAAAAGAAAAGTATCGCGTAGAAGGTGGGAAAAGTTTGAATGTTTATCATCCAGATTTGGCTGGTGCTGCTGATCCATACAAGATTCAAGACGTTTGGAATTTTGATGTGGAACAAGTTATTCCAGGAGCGCAAGGATATCATGTTCTGAAACTTAACATTGACGGTGAAGAGCTCATTTGCAAGAACATTGGTTTACGCGATTATTTGAGAGTGCTCACCTATCTTGGTCGTCGTCATAAAGTGAATCAGGATAAGGAAGTTGAAAAGAACAAAGCGCTTGAGAAGATGGAATGTTGTGCCAAGTGTAACCTTTTTGGAGACATGTGTTGGTGTGATTTGACATCTGAAGAGAAAGCAAACAAGAAAACTGAGCAACGACAATACGAAGTTGGAGGTTGTGTAGTGTCCCCTGAGGAAGGGTGCACGGAGATATACGATTGTCCTGCCTGCAATGCTTATCACGAGAATGTTCCTCATATGGTTGAGACCGTTGTGAGATGGGCTTTTTATGATGCAATACGTCTGTTTTTTGGACGTTTGGTTTCAAGCATAATTCCTACACGTTCTATTTTCAATTTTTTCATTTGGAATATGTTACCCACATCTCAAATCATGGAACTCGTTGAAGAGCAAATGAATCATCGCATACCGTTTGTCGTAAAGTGGACACCACGAGTCATTTTCAGGTCTGATCTGTATCAGCGTTGGGTTCGCAAGAGATTTGTACGCAATTTTTGCGTTGATTTGCATCGATTCCAACAGTTCATTCGTATGATGTTCCTGCCATTGTTGCCATTTGTATATTTTTTCTACGGTTTGTTGGGTGTTTTCCTTTATACCGTGGTCTGTTATTTCATAGTTTTGTTTTGTGAAGAGCAGATGCATACGCAGTTTGTGACATACATGGATATGCTTGAGAATCAGAGAAATTCATTGGATGATTATGCTAAACATTTGCGCGATTCTTGGAAAGTTCCTGGAGCAATTTCGGCTGCTTTGATTTCTGCAGCTAGTGCCATGATGTTATGGAATCATTTTCGTCATCAAAGGAAAGAGAAGCCTACATACACTGCAAGTGATCTTGTCGCAGCGTATGAAGCAGGTTTTGCAGATCGTGGTACGGAAGAGGATATGACTACTCGCAATGCATTGGAAGTGAAAGAAACTAATGAACCGCATGGTCTTGTTGCTTCGTCAATATCCGCAATAGACAAGCTCGCTGATTGGAGGGGTTCTCTGATGCCGATGCTGGGTCTTAAGATGAAGAACACTACCACGCCAATTGGAGCGACACCAACGCAAGCAGTTGCCTCCATTCTTTCAAATTTGGCATGGGGAAGTTTTACCCTTGATAATGGGAAAACTTATAGTTGCAATGTGTTTTTTCCTCGTAAATCTGTCATGCTTTTTCCCCGTCACATTTTGTGCGAGAACAATGATTTGCACAATGGTGTTACTCGACTTGCCAAATGTGTGGTTACCCGAAGTGATAGACCTGGTGGTAAATTTTCTGTGGCGATCAATCCAAATTGTTGTTATGATTTTGAGCATCTCGATTTGTTGGCTTGTTTTGTTCCAAATTGCCCTGATATTGCCACTAAAACACAATGGTTACCTGACGTATTACCAGAGGGTCCATGTATGGCGAAGATGGTTACATGTGATAGTGCAGGAGAAAAGTCTGTGCTCGAGATTTCACCAAATTTTGGAAAAGTTGAACATACTTCCATTGTTGTGCATGGAGCATCGTATATTTCTCGGCTTGCTCGTAAAGGTTCGTGTATGAGCCCCATTATCAATGAATCTAAACGTCCGTGCATTGTAGGGTTTCATATTGGCGGAAATGAGGTGGAACATAGGGGTATTTGTCAGACAGTTATCAAAAGCGATTTGGAAGCATGTTTTACATGGCTCAACGAGAATGCAGGGATCTTGTCTGCTGAAGCATCAGTAATACCTAAGATGCAAATGGGAAAACCAGTTTTGAAAAACGACAAAGTGAATCCCAAAGCAAAATATCTCCAGAGCTTGACCAATGAAGCGTTTGTGGAATTGTATGGGTCGACAAACCTTCGCTCGGAACAGAAAAGTGAAGTTGTACCATCTATTTTGTCGACTGATGTGCATGATGTGTGTGGCGTTCCACAACAATGGGGTCCACCAAAGCTCAAGCCAAATTGGGAGGCATTCAACACTAATGTCTCCCAGTTTTCGAATCCGACTGAGATGTTTGATCCTGAACTGTTGAAGAGAGCTCAAATGGATTGGGAAAAGCCTTTGCACGTTGCGATGAACATATACTGCGAAGAGGAAGATTTTCGTCCTTTGACTTTGAAGGAGTCCGTTATGGGTATACCTGGTAAGAAATTCATAGACCCATTGCCAATGAATACAGGAATTGGATTTCCGCTGTTTGGAAAGAAGAATAAAACTGGCCCAGATGGAGAACTTTTACATTTTGATGAAGTGTGGGACGGCGAACAATTGATAGATAGAATTCCCAAGGAGCATATCATGGAAGAATACAATCGGATGTTGGAAGCGTATAAGGTTGGAAAACGAGCATATCCTGTTACATCTGCTACATTGAAGGACGAACCGACGAAAATAGGTAAGGAAAAAGTTCGTGTATTTCAAGCAGCTCCCGTTGCGTTCAGCCTGTTACTTCGAAAGTACTATTTGCCGATAGCGCGTTTTTTGCATATGCATCCAGAACTTGCTGAAACTGCAGTTGGTGTGAATTCATTCGGCCGAGGTTGGAAACGTCTTACCAAATTCATGAGGAAATATTCAAGCCATAATTTGGAAAGATTGTTAGGATGGGATTATCGCAAATATGATGTCACCATGAACTCTCAATTGGTTCGAGCAGCATGGGAGTCTTTTATCCATTTGGCGAAAACCGGCGGATATTCAGAGGAGGATTTGCAGATCATGGGCGCTATGATTGTTGATATTGCACATCCTTTGATGGATTTGAATGGAACATTGCTAATGGCTTTCAACATGAACACGTCAGGGAACAACATGACTGTTGACGTCAATGGTACTGTTGGATCCTTCCTCGTTCGGATGGGTTTTTTCTCAATTTACCCTCATACAGATGATTTTCGAACATGGGTTGCTCTTCTCACGTATGGTGATGATGCTGGCGGAAGCATCAGAGAAGAGAAATCGGATTTTAACTTCATTACTTTCAAGAAGTTTTTGGCCAAGCACGGAATGGATTTGACCTTGCCGAGTAAGACAGATGAGGAGAGAGCGTTTTTGTTGCCAGGGGAGACTGATTTCATCAAGCGCATGAGCACATATATAGAAGAGATCGGAACCGAAATAGGCCGGCTTGATGAAGATTCGATTTGGAAATCTCTCCATGCCAATGTCAAATCACACTCAGCAACACCGCGTGAAGTGGCCGCGAGTTGCATTGAAACAGCTTTACATGAGTGGTTTGCATTTGGTCGTGATCATTATGAGAAGCGTAGATCACAAATGAAGGAAATAGCTGGTCGCCACCAACTAGTTATTCCCGCACTAGACTACACGTTTGACGACCGTGTGGCGTTCTGGAAGGAAAAATATCCCATTGAGGATGACATTCCAATTTCCGTGAGCGCATAACTGTAGTTCTGGTTACTGTTGTACATATTCAAGAGCTTTACTACATAGTTACATATTTACATGTTTTTACATATTTCATATTTTTCCTGTTTTTAATAGTCTAACCCATTTGATTGGAAGCGTTCCTTCACGATACGAAGGCCTCAGCGGGAGTGAGGGGTACTCTCGAAATGAACCACATGCTGAAGCTGACTCCAAAGTTATGGAGACTGGAGGAACAGCTTCTGGTGATGAATTGCAACAAAATGTAGAGTTCAATGATGCACACCCTGGATTTGAAGATTCTCGCGGACAAGTTTCGGATCCTTTGAGAAGCAATCTTGTTGATTCAAATATAGGTTTGCAGAATTTCTTTTCGCGTCCTATCAAGATTGCAACTCTTAATTGGCCTGTTGACAGTTTCCCTGCTGATGGTGGGGCAACGCAGATAAATCCCTGGTCGTTGTACTTTAATGACAAAAGGGTAATCAACCGCATTTCTAACTACAAGTTGATGAAGGCCACACTGTGTGTCAAATTTTTGCTTAATGGTAACATGTTCTTTTTTGGACGTGTTTTGGTGTCGTATAGACCATTGCATAATTTGGACAATACAACTGTTCTTGTTCCAGGTAATTTCGCTGACCTGGTCGAAGCATCACAACGACCCCATATTTGGTTGAATCCCACTCAGTCCACAGGAGGTACGATGAAATTACCATTTTTTACACCTTACAATATGTTGGACATTACAAATTCTGATTGGGATGATATGGGGGTTTTGGATATTGAGGCACCAGCTGTGCTCCGCCACGCCAATGGAGCAACTGATCCTGTCACTATTTCTGTTTTTGCATGGGCAGAAAATGTTGAATTGACTGGTTTGACTCAACAAAATCCAACAACCATTGTTCCACAAGGTATGGAAGAAAAGGGCATCATCTCCAAACCCGCATCCACAGTTGCCAAAACCGCAGCTCTATTTAAGAGCGTTCCGTATATTTCGGGATTTGCTACCGCAACTGAGATAGGTGCACAAGCCATTTCTTCTATGGCCGCCCTATTTGGATATTCCAAACCAGCCGCAGAAGACACACCGCATTTTCAGCCCCAGACACGACAATCGTTAGCTTTATGCTCCGGTCGTGAGAATCTCCTCAAACTGACAACAGATTCATGTAACGAGTTGACAGTTGATCCGACATGTGTAGGTATTGACATGCCTGACGAAATGACGATCAACTCTATAACTAATCGTGAATCTTTGCTCACAGCGTTTGATTGGGCTGTAACCACACCTGTTGAATCTTTGTTATTCAGCTGTGTTGTGGATCCTTGTGTGGTGTATCAATCTGGCACAGGAACAAATGCCGTCATACATATGCCGGCTATGGCTTTCGGGACCTTTCCTTTTGAGTATTGGAAAGGAACACTGCGCTATCGATTTCAAATCGTGTGTAGTGGATTCCATAAAGGGCGTTTGAAGATCGTATATGATCCTTTTGGAGTGCCACAAACTGCTTTAGTTCCCGACGAAGCAGAATATAATGTTGCTTACACTGAAATTGTCGACATTGCTGAGTGTAATGATTTCACCATAGATGTAGGTTGGGGTCAGAGGACACCTTTTAGGCGTCATCTTGACATCCCCCAAGTCCTTGGTAATACATTTGAAGGGGCGTCTGGTACGACGCTTCCTACACCAGTAGGGTTAACAACCCCAAATTTGGCCGGTACCGCAAATGGTACCATTGCTGTGTATGTGGTAAATGAACTTACTGTACCTAATTCTACAGCATTTAATGATGTCAAAATTTTAGTTTCTGTGTCTGCTTGTGACGATTTTGAAGTCGCTGCACCAACTGATTTTTACCTGCAAAAGCTTGCCCAGTCCCCAGTTACTACCCCACAGGGACTGATAGAGCCGCAGGGCGCTGAAGAAACAGTACTTAACCAGGAGAATCCTGTTGTGGATCCTGAGACCCTTAGATATATGGGGTCTCCATGTGTCATTGATTCTGTGATAAATAAGATACACATGGGTGAGGCTGTAGCATCGTTCCGACAGTTGTTGAAGCGATACAATCTTCATGAAGTTTTGTGTAATAATCAAGCAGGAGGCGAATCCGCAATGTACAAATATCAGCGGAAGATGTTTCCATTTTATGGAGGGTATACTACTGTTACTCCTGCTTTTTCTTCTTTGATTCATACAACATCTGGTGGTACAGGTAATTACGCGTACGCGCGCATGACCCTGATGAACTATTTAACCCCAGCGTTTGGAGCTTGGAGAGGTTCCATTCGATACTGTTTAGATTCTACTTTCCTCGAATATGAGGGTAATGACGGCGGAAATTATAGATTCGATTCTGCCCGAACATATGAAGTATATCGAGAAGGTTGTACACAACTTAAGACTATTGGTGAATCAGTAGATGATGATCTGATTCTCGTGCAAAATTTGAGTGCTGTCCCCATAGATAACAGGTTTGCTGGATTGGTCAATTCCAGCCTCGGTCTGTCAGGTACTTCCCGTTGGTCGACACTTGTCAATCCAATACAGACTTTTGAAATACCTTATTATTCTCGTTATCGGTTTGCACCTGCACGCCGTAGAACACTTTGGACTGCACGTGATGATTATCAGGACAATTTTTACATCACAAGTACGCAACCAAACACCAGTAGTAATACAGAAGCAACATTCAAGTACGTCGCAGCAGGAGAAGATTTTTCATTATCTTTCTATCTTTCTCCTCCTCGTTTCTATGTTCAAGACGTACCCGCACCATAAATGTGCGACCGGTAAATCAGCCCCAGTATTTTCAAGGGGTGTAACACTATGGTCCTCAATGATATTATTGAGAATGAGGCCACAGGACCGTAAGATATAGTAACTTCCCAACCGGGTGAACCAGGTTCGAAACAGGTATCTGGTTGTGGAAGTATTTAGTGTGTGAATGGCTCACACAGCGCTATGGATGAAATTTCCATACCGTTAGCATGCCGATTTTTGTCAATGACTGTTTAGTTTTGCTTTGTCGGCTTGCCGACGGAGATTTTGAAAAATTAGTCATAACTTTAAAGAGCATGCTAGGATGTAGTACCACTCAGAGAAGTGTATAGGTTTAGGAAAATTTTCCTGCAACACTTTTTTGTTTAC